TGCCACTATGTCTGAAAAGCACTCGCATGAGGCGCTCAAAGGCCAGCTAGAAATCAACAAGATGGAAGCCGCACATAAGTCGTTATTTGTAGCGGGATGGCGACCTGCTATCGGCTGGATCTGCGCTCTTGGCCTGCTGTACAACACCATTATTGCCAACATAATTAGTATCTGGGTAGATGTGCCAGAAGTAGATACAACGCTGCTTGTGCCCGTTATGATGGGAATGTTGGGTCTGGGCGCTATGCGTTCCTACGAGAAGGTTAACTCCGTCGCACGGGAGAAGTAATGGGCGATTTAGTTGAGATGGTAAAACGCCATGAGGGCGTCAAGTCCAAGGTGTATTTGTGTACTGCGGGTTTTGAAACCATAGGCGTAGGCCGAAACATCTCAGAGTCTGGCTTGGGTCTATCTCCCGATGAGATTGACTACTTACTACATAACGACTTAGAGCGTTGCCATCAAGAACTGCAAGATGCGTACTACTGGTACGGCGGGCTGAATAAAGCTAGACGTGACGCAATGGTCGATATGTGCTTCAATCTAGGCATCACGCGGCTGCGCGGATTTGTTAAGGCTCTGGAAGCTATGTCTCGGGAGCAGTTTGACATCGCCGCTGATGAGTTTATGGATAGCCGTTGGGCTAAACAAGTCGGCAACCGTGCTGTAGAGGTGACTGAGATGATTCGTACAGGCGAATATAGATAATGCCATTACGTAAGCTGCTATTCCGCCCCGGAGTCAACCGCGAGACTACTCGTTATGCGGCTGAAGAGGGTTGGTTCGACTGCGATAAAGTCAGATTTCGTGGGGGTTTACCGGAAAAAATTGGCGGTTGGCAGGTTATATCCCTCAACACCTTTCTTGGCGTTTGTAGATCATTATTCGGTTGGGTTACGCTAAACAACCAGAACCTGTTAGGTGTAGGTACCAATCTAAAGTTTTACATTGAAAAAGGTGGCGCGTACTTTGATGTAACTCCCGAACGCACTCCATCTGGTGTGTCACTTACTAACCCTTTCACGACTGTTAGTGGATCTAGCACGGTAACTGTAACCGATGCGGCTCTTGGGTATATAAATGGCGATTTTGTTACGTTTAGTGGCGCATCTGCTGTAGGAGGGCTTACATTAAACGGTGAGTTCCAGCTAACGTATGTTACTGGCAACAGCTACACCATTGAAGCATCAGGAGCAGCTTCATCATCTGCTACTGGTGGCGGCTCCGTAACAGCAAAATACCAAGTAAACGTCGGCCCTGAGACTGAAGTACCGCTGTCGGGTTGGGGCGCTGGTAGTTGGAATGAAGGTGCTTGGGGTGAAGGTGTTGTATCTTCAGATGCTCTTCGTCTTTGGAGCCAATCTAACTTTGGAGAAGACTTAGTATTTGGCCCTCGTGGGGGCAGAGTATATTTCTGGGATGCGTCTCCTACTGACGCATTGACAACCCCTGCGGTAGATCTTTCCACCAGACTTGGGGCGTCCAATGTCCCCGTTATACAAAATTTCATCCTAGTATCTGACGTGAGCCGATTTGTGTTCTGTTTTGGCACTAACACGTTAGGTACAACCGCTTTAGATCCGATGTTAATTCGGTGGTCAGACCAAGAAGACGCGCTAAACTGGACACCTGCTGCAACTAACCAAGCTGGTGATATACGGCTGTCTAATGGGTCTGGGATCGTAACAGCTATACAATCTCGCCAAGAAATACTGGTATGGACTGACTCCGCCCTGTACGCGATGCAGTACGTAGGGGGTACCATAGTTTGGGGCACGCAGTTACTTGGCTCTAATATCTCAATAGCGTCTACCCGTGCGGTAGCATATTCTGATGGCGTCTCTTATTGGATGGGTAGAGATTCTTTCTACCGTTACGATGGTGGCGTCAGCGTACTGCGATGTGATCTAAAACGGCACGTTTTTAACGACTTCAACTCTGAACAAGCCCAGCAGGCTTTTGCTGCAACAAACGAAGGTTTTGGCGAAATTTGGTGGTTCTATTGCTCCGCTAACTCCACGACTGTAGATAAGTATGTGGTCTACAACCACGAACAGGACATCTGGTACTTCGGCACTATGGCCCGCAGTGCATGGATTGATTCGGGGTTACGCGAGTACCCTATGGCCACAACTTATACAAACAGGGTGGTCAACCACGAGCAGGGTGTAGACAGCAATGAGGCCGGTGCTGACGAAGCCATAGATGCCTACATAACGTCCGCTGAGTTTGATATAGACGACGGCGATAGGTTCTCGTTTATACAAAGAGTGCTGCCTGATGTGACTTTTGATGGGTCTACTGCCGAAAGCCCTAATGTGACTATGGAGTTGCTACCTCTACAGTCATCTGGTTCTGGGTATAATAACCCGTTGTCAGAGGGCGGAACTAACAGTGCAGCGGTAACTCGTTCTGCTGTTGTACCTATTGAGGCGTATACGTCACAGATTAACACTCGCGTACGCGGTAGACAGTTATCCATAAAAGTACAGTCTGGTGATGTAGGTGTAGCTTGGCAGTTGGGTACGCCACGTATAGATATACGTCCTGATGGTAGGCGGTAATGGCTGCCGACATAGATTTTGTAGCCCCCAGACTACCGACACCCCCACAGGGGTATGACCAACAGGCGTTCGAGCAGTTTAACAACGTACTGCGTATATACTTTAACCAGTTAGACCAAGCACTGAGAGACGCTATGGCAGCCCAAGAACCGTATGAGTTACAAGTATCTAAAGGCCAAGTTACCGGTGCCTCTTCTTTGTATAAGTTTGGGTACAATCCAGACATAAATGGTACTGAGGAAACAGTATGGTCACAGGGGGGTGACGTAGTATGGCCTGCCGCAGCGTTTACGGCGTTTATCAGCAGTTCCAGCACCGCAGACACTAGCGCAGGTACAGGTGCACAGACTGTTACTGTAGAAGGCTTAGACGAAAATTACGCTGTTCAGAGTGTTACTGTAAGCATGAACGGGCAGACCCAAGTGCAGATTGGTGACGCTTCTGGCTGGATACGTATTAATCGCGCTTTTGTTGCTACTGCGGGGTCAGGGGGCACTGCTGCGGGTACTGTCTATATCGCAGCTACTGGAGTGTCTTCTGGGGTACCTACAGGTACTATTTATGCGAGCATAACCGATGGTAACCAGACGCAGATGGCGGTTTACACCGTACCCGCCTCTCATACGTTATATCTAGATGACCTTATATTTACCGCTGCTATATCGCAGGCTAATAACTACGCTACCGTCAAACTTAATACTAGAGACTTTGGGTCGAATGTATTTAGGACTAAGTTCATCAATGTATTGCAGAGTAATGAGCTAGTCATAGATTTTGAGTTTCCTCTGGCTATACCAGAAAAGACGGATATAGAGTGCCGCGCTGTAACTAGCAATACCAACAACCAAATCGGCGCGTCGTTCCAAGGCGTCTTGATAGCGAATTAGGTGCAGCAATGATAGGCAGTTTTGGTGGTTTTAGTGGTATGGGGTTAGGGGCACTTAGTGGGCTAGGTGGGTTTGCTCCTACCCCTGCACAGATACAGGAACGCCTGAAAGCCTCTGGTATACAGGGTTATGGCCCTCCTAGCCCTCCTACGTTTACACCCCCTGCACCTGTCGTAGCACCTAGACCTGCTCCTGCGTTTACACCTCCTTCACCTAGGCCTGCACCTGTCGTAGCACCTAGACCCGCACCTGCTCCTGCCCCTGTAGCTCCTGCCCCCGTAGCACCCAGACCTGTCTCTAACGTTATGTCCGCAACACCGGGGCAAATATCTTTACCTGCTAATTTCTCCATCCCAAACATATCTGATCTACAGAACAACCCATATCTAAAGAAGAAGCGGGAAGAGCAAGCTGCTAAGGACGCAAAATTAGCTAGGTTGAAAGCAGAGGTAGATGCACGTAACAGAGCAGGAGCTAAAGCTAATGAGGAAAAGGCAGCGAAGCTACCCGGCGCGAACATATCTGCTTACTACGATGCTTTACGTGCCGGTGAAGACCCCAGCAAGTTCGCTGATGTCTTGCAGAAATCTCTAGCGGAACAAGATTACGTTTCCACTGGTATGGAGATGGCTGAAGCAGGTGCTTACGGCCCTGTAGAAGATAAGTATATTGTACCCGGAGGACTAACTACAGAGGGTCTAGGCGAGTTTAAGTTTGATAAAACGTTAAAGGACTTTGAGGGATATGACTTTGACTACGGCAAAATCTCTGACAAGAACCTAAAGAAGTTCCAAGAAGAACTTATGCCCGTCATGGCCCCAGCGGTAGCGCAAGCACAGTTAGAGGGTAAGAGTTATCAGAATGCACTTATCCAAGCCTATGAACGCTCGCCTGAAGTACAAGAGATATATGCCAAATATGACATAGCTCCACAGCGCATAAGCAGAAAGTACGGCTCTGAGTACCTGTACGATCCTTTTACATTCTCAGAAATACAAACTGTAGATCGTAGTCCGGGCGTCAGTGATTATGTAAAGGCAGTCGGTTTAGCCATAGGCACCGCTGCATTAGGTGGCGCTCTTGTAGCCCCCGGCGCTTCTCCACTGAGTGCGGCAGCAACTAAAGGGCTAACATCTGCTGGTGTAACCGCTGCTACAGGCGGCGATCCCAGTGACATCCTCAAGTCTGGACTACTAGGGGGTGTTGGAGGCTACGCTGAAGGACTCAGCAATACGGCAAAAGCTGCCGAAACTGCTGCAAAGGGGGCAAAAGCGGGCAGTGAGTTAGCAAAAGCTGCGGAACTAGCCAGAAAAACCTCGGACACGTTTAATACCGTAGTAAAGACAGGTAAGTTTGTTGACGCAGCTATAGATGGAAACCTTGGGTCTATGGCTGTTGCTGCCTTTGGTGATGATTTTACTAAAGCTGCACTGGATAAAATTGATCCAGACGATAAGTTTTTCAGTGGGCTAAACATAAACAAAAGTGATCTAACGAAGGGTCTTGTTAAGACTCAGATGGAATTAGCTAAAGGCACTGACTTTGAAGACGCCCTGCTGAGAGGCGTGGGCGAGTACATTATGGAAGGCGGTGCGCTCGGGCCAAACAACATCAAGACACCTGAGTTCATAAAAGCTATAGGGGATGTCCTTCAAGATGCTGGGCGTATGATTGACAACACAGTATTTCAGCCTATAAAGAAAATTGCCGAGCCAGTAGTAGACGTTGCGAAAGATGTTGGTAGAGCAGTAGATAAAAAAGTTTTCCAGCCCGCAAAAGAAGTTGTGCAGGAAGTGACTGAGCCAGTAACTAAACCGCTCGTTAAAGGGGCGAAAGCAGTGGGGGAAACAGTAGGAGACGTGGTGGGTGTAGCAGAAGACGTTATAGAGGCGCTACCTAACCCAAATCTACCTGTGGACTTACCTAGAAAAGTGGGT